TCATATGGAACTTTTTTGTTCCATTAGGTCATTTAGCTTCTTTGCAACAGCATCATGTTTGTTTGGATACAGGTGAGAATATACTTGCAGTGTTGTCTCGATTTTTTCATGACCTAATCTTTCTGATATCAATAATGGACTATATCCTAATTCAATTAGAAGAGATGCGTGTGAATGTCTAAGATCATGCACACGTATCTTTTTTATATTAGCTTTTTTTATACCTCTTCTTAATTCATATAACACATAGTATTTAGAACAATCAAATAGAAAATCATTATGCTTAGGTTTGTATAATTTGTTTTTATATTTTATAATCAATACACTTAATGCAAAAGGAATGTGAATAATCCTTTTACTTTTTGGTGTTTTTGGAGGATTTATGACAGTTTCGCCATTCACCTTCTGGAGTGATTTTGTAATGGAAATTGTGTTGCTTAATAAATCAATATCTTTCCATTGCAAACCTAATAACTCTCCTGAACGAATTCCCGTCCAAAAAAGTATAGAGAATATAACTTTACTTTCTTCTTTGTCTAATTGTTCATAGAATAAATTGAATTCTCCTAACGTCCAAAAATTCATAGAATCAGCTTGTTTTTTTCCTATAGTGCCAACTACCTTTGAGGGATTGGCAGATAGTCCGTAAAATTTTACAGCGAAATTGAGTATGGCATTTAATTGGTTATTAATTGTTTTTAGATATGTTTGGCTAAATCCTTGAGAAATTAGGCTGTTTTGCCATTTTCGTATATGCATGGGTTTGATCTCATTTATAGAAATTTTTGAAAAAAATGGTAATATTCTTGAATTAATAACATATTTTTTATTTTCGAAAGTATTTGGTCTAATGCGATGAACTGTATCTTCCATGTATAATTCAACTAGACTAGAGAAACTCATATCGCTACTTTCGTTATGCTTTTTATGAAATTCTTTTTCCCAAGCGACAGCATCGTTCTTTTTTTTGAAACCTCGTTTTTTTTTCTGCTTCTTGTTTCCTTCGTAGTCCCGATAAACAATTTTTACATAGTACGTGCCTCTTTCTTTGTCTTTATAGATAGGCATCCTTTCATAACTCCTTCCACGTAAGTTTAAAAGTTAAATGTTTTATATTTCATGAACTGTTTAGGGATTCCATAAACACTCGCGATTTGTTCTATGGTGTATCCAGAATGGAGGTAATCATAAACCTCATTATCGGGCAACAATAATTCAACAGCAAAAGTATTCGCTTCGATTTCTAATTTATCTGTGGAAAAGAGTGTATGTCTACTAAGAAAAGCGGTATCTTCGTTAGTGTGTCTAACAGCATGACCTAATTCATGGGCGCAGACATACAGTTGGATAAATTTTTCAAGATTATAATTGATATGAATAAGTTGAACACGTCGACAGTAATGATAATAACCGTAAATATGTTGTAAATCTTCAAATACTAATTCGATGTTTCTTTCTTTAGCTATTTTAAATGGATTGTTTGTGCCGTGTTCTTTTGCTAGATCTAGTGCATGTTGTTTTATATCATTTTTCAATCCAAGGTCCTCCTTAATTCCTGAATTTCTTAGGAGTAAATTTCTTCTTAGCTATTTCTCGTGCTAAAAGCATCGAACGTTCAAGTGAATCTTTTAATACTATCTTTGTAGCTTCATCAAGTGGTTCACCATCGAAAGCGGCAAAACCGTTTTTGTCATCCCCTAATCCTTCTAACATTCTTTCCAATTGTTTAGCAATGTCTTTTTTGTCTTTTTCAGTTATTTGATAATATTTCCGATCTGGTTGAGTTTTTCCGATAAATTTATCTACATCGTAACCCATTAACCAAGCTGGGTTTATATCAAATTGTTTTGCTATAACTTCTATAGTAGTTAGTTTTGGTGCCATTTTCCCACTACAATATCGTGATACAGTTGCTGCAGAAAGATTAATTCTTTCTGAAAGAGTATAAATTGTTTGATCATTCTCAAGCATGATTTCCTTTAATCTGATAGGGAATATTTCTTTATTTAAAAGTTGTTTTTGTTCCATTTACATAACAACCTCCTTTTTCGATAGTATAAACAAAAATGTTACAAAACGCAACAACAACAGGGGTAAAATTGATAAAAATGTTACGAAACGTATTGACAGCTGTTTTTTTTAGGAGTATTCTAGGGGTGTGTTACGAAACGTAACAAAAAATAGTTTGTTAAAAAACGAGAGGTGATTATATGAACAAAAGCCGTAAATATCCAGAATTAAAAGCTTTAAAAGGAAAAATAAGAGAAAAAAATTCTAGTTATAGGAAATTAGCTGAGGCATTAGAGATAAGTCCAACTACCTTGAATGATAAGATCAACGGTTACTCTGTGTTTGATACAGAAGAAGTAAATAAAATTGTAAATGAGTTAAAAATAGAACCAAATGAGGTAATTCGAATTTTTTTCCCCCGTATATTGCGTTTCGTAACTGGCGGTGTTGCTTAATGAGGTGTGATTGATGGATGTCTATAGATGTGAACATGTCATGGATTTATTTAGTGTTAAGGAGACGAAAGCGCGAGAAATTATTAAACAGCTTAACGATGAACTAAAAGAAAAAGGGTATATTACGGTAGCCGGACGAGTTCCAACAGAGTATTTTCACGAAAGAACAAAAATACCTAAAAATAAGGATGAATCACAGTAAGTAAGGTTTCATCTCGAAGGGAAGTGAGTTAATTGAAGGAAGTAACGTTGGTTTTTAAATCAGGTGATAAAGCTAATTTTACAGCTGAGGAATTCAAAACATTTAGAAATGATTTTGAGGCAATTGGAAAAGTAGTTTGGAATACTGATGGGATAAGTAAACAGCAAGCACAATGATTAAAAGAAAGGATAGGAAAAATAATTGAACGAAATCATGAACTTATCAACTGACATCAATGTAATTACAGCAGAGATAAAAAGCTATCAGCAAATTGCAGGACAGTCGATATTTGAAATTGGGAAACGTTTGAAACATGTGAAAGAAAATGATTTAGCTCATGGACAATGGTCAAAGTGGTGTGAGGAAGAAATCGATATGAATAGGACGCAAGCAGATAAATTTATCATAATTGCGAAAGAATTCCCGAATGAGTGCACGTACACTCATCTTGGTTTCCGAGCCTTATATGAAATTGCAACGATTGAACCTGAACAACGTAAGAAAGTACATACGATTCCTTCCACAGGAGAAGAGAAGACAGTAGACGCTATGACGGTACGCGAGGTTAGAGAAGTAAAAAAAGCTCTCAAAGAAAAGGACAAGCTCCTTCGACAAGCACAAGAGAAAGCGAAACTCGCACAGCAAGAAGCAACGCAAGCCCGTAAATCCGAACAACTTACCCGAAAACAATTAGAAGAAATAGAACAACAAGAACCTCAAATTGTGGAACGAGAGGTTGTGAAAGAGGTAGAAATCGTACCTGATAATCTGTTAAGCGAAATAGATAAATTGAAAGATGAAGCGAGTTTCTACAAACAAAAAGCGGACGCCTTATCAAAAGATGTGGATGACATACAACTCGAAGAATCCTCTATGAATTACATAGCTAACAAAAACGTCCACAATTTGATTGCCTATATGGATGGATTTCTAAGAGATGCGGTAGTTTCGTCACTTATGCGTGGGTCGATTGCTACTGCGAGTGATGCTACGAAAGAATTGTTGGACTCGCGTGTCGAAGCGTTTCAGGAGTTTCTGAATGATCTCAAGATAGCGAAGACTGGTAGAAAAATTAATTAACCGGAGGAATGAAAATGGAACCAATTAAACAATTACCAATCACACTGAACGAATCTGGGGATTTAGTCATTAAGCGCACTGATGATAAAGCGCTCGAAAAGCTAATTGCCTTAGTACAAGCTCAATTTGCGAATCAAAACAACAAGTTAACAAAGATGGATCGAAGTTTAGGAAATCTTGGCGAATCCGTTGAGAGCTTCGACAATCGCCTTACACAATCACAATTGGATAACGTGGCTTCTAAAATCGTAAGAGACGAATTACAGCAAGAACGCCATGCGAAGGCGAAGGAATTCGTAGGCAATAAAGTACAGCTTACAATTGAAACAATGGAAGGTACAAAATCCGACTTGGAGCGCCATGTGCAAACCTTAATGAAGAAAGAAATTACAGGAGTGATGCGTCATGTCACATCATATCTAAAAGCGCATCTAGGGCTGAAATCAATCGACGATATTCCGAATTGTTTAGTAGATAAACATAAGCAATTACTAAAAGATTTGACGTGGAATAAACTCGATAATTTTAAGAAGAAAGGCGAGTGTTAGGACGATGGAAGAAAGTACAACGTCATTATTCATCTTAGCGGTAACAATTTGTGTAGTAATGTCACTTGCAGCTTTATTAGATAAACCAATTAAAAAGTTTTTAGAAAAATAATGAAGGGAAGGTAAAAGAAAATGACACCTGAAAAGTTGTTCGAAGAAAAACAACATATAGTAGAAACAGTTATTAAGCAGAATTTCAAAACCATTAAACAAGCAGAATTTGTGGCAAAGGTCAATAACATGGAATTAAATGATTTGCTACAAGCTGGGCAATTAACATTGTGGGAAATCTGTTTAAAGAAAGACCTTGAACAAATTAAAAATTTAGATGGATACATTGCGAGAGCCATTAAGTTCACCATTATGAAGGAAATTCATAGAAAGGGAAAAGCGATTAAATTAACTTCTTCTGTCACTTGGGAAGAACGAAAAAAATTCGAATTCTCTTCTATTGATTTTGAGATAAACGGAAGAACGGAACAAGATTTTCTTGCAGCAACACATATTAATGTGGAAGAAGAGGTTATAACTTCAATTCAATGTCAGGAAGCAATTAATAAATTAAAACCTGTAGAAAGACTAATTTTAGTGAAAAATAGTCATGGCTTTTCTGATGAGGAAATAGCAATTGAAATCGGAAGTAATAGGGGTGCTGTTAATAAAAGAAGAAACAGGGCCATTAAAAAAATAAATTCTAACTACGAACAAAATAAGAAAAACCACCTGCTCCAACAGGTGATCTAAATAAAATAAACTTATCAGAATCATAGCATGAAAAAGTTATATGGAAAAGGAGTAATTAAATGTTCCAAATAACATTAAAAAATCAAAATTACCGTGAAATTATTAAATTAGTGAAAGAAAAAGAAAAGGCTGGTTACATCCACATTACACCGATACGAAAAGTACATAAACCGGGTCTTATCAGTAGGAAAGAACAAATTCATAAAACAAGTGATAAATTGAAGAACACTTACGCTGAAATTACAGACAGTTTCTTCTATATGTGTGTCATGAGAAAAGTGAGTGAATGTTAATGGTAGAAAATCCAATGACTACTGGTAATCTACATGATTCGTCAAAGGATAACGTTCATATAGAATGTGCGCATTGTGGCGGTGAAATATACATTGGTGATGCATTTATTGATTTTGATGGTATTCCCCTCCACACAGATGAGTGGTGTGTCAAGGGCTATGTAACGTCTCATTTCCAAATAGAAATCGCAGGTGAATAACTTGGATATGCAAACAAAAATAGAATATAAAATGCAAATTGTTATGAATTTAATAGAACGATATAAACACAGTGATGATCCACATGCTTCATTAATGGTTACCGCTTATGAACATGGATTACAAGATCTTATGGAAATATATGAGGACCTTAAGCGGGAAGAGGTGATTCCGTTTTGAACGCTGCTATTGAAGAATTAGAAAAGTCATTAAGTGTAGAACAACGAAGGTTAGGTGATTATCAGCGTGATCTTGAGAGAATGGAAGAAAAGAAGCCAATCGTTGAACAAAATATTCAGGACACTGAAAGCAAAATTCAAGATTTTGAAGCTTCTATCTTTGTTCTAAAAAGCATGGTGAAAGGGTGAATTAATTGGAAATCACAAACGGTGCTGCCATTACCAAAAGTAAAAAGGCAAAAATCATTATTTATTCAAAGCCAGGTAACGGGAAAACAACAGTAGCTGGATTATTACCAGGTAAAACATTAGTCCTGGATATCGATGGGACAAGCCAAGTGTTATCGGGTTATGAAAATGTAGATGTAGCTAAAATTGATGGTGAAAACCCACATGATAGCATCCTACAGTTTTATGCACTAGCAAAAGCGAACATTGGTAAATACGATAACATCTTTATCGATAACTTAACACATTACCAAAAGTTATGGTTGCTTAAAAAAGGTGAAAATACAAAAAGCGGTATGCCTGAATTGAAGGATTACGCCCTACTAGATAACCATCTTTTAAAGGTAGTAGAAACTTTTAATTCATTAGATGCAAATATCATTTTCACAGCTTGGGAGACAACAAGAAATATCACTCACGATGATGGTCAGCAATATACACAATTCATTCCAGATATTCGGGATAAAATTGTTAATCATATCATGGGAATCGTTCATGTTGTCGGCCAATTAGTTAAAAAGGCAGATGGTACAAGAGGATTTGTTTTAGAAGGTAATCAAAGTGTTTTTGCTAAGAATCATTTAGATACACGTTTAGGTTGCGTACAAGAAGAATTAATCGTGTCATCCACAAACTAAAATACAGGGGGAAATAAATAATGTCATTCTTTAAATTTGATGAAACAAACGTAAATACAGGTTTTGAGTTAGTAGCGGAAGGAAAATATGAAGCAGTCATTACAAATGCAGAGGCTGGTAAAACACAAGCAGGTAAAGATAAATTATCGGTAGATTTCGAGATTCGTAGTGATGTGCCACAAAATCATCAAGGTGCAAAAGTACTATATAACATGTTTACCTTCGAACATGAAGTTGCAGTAAGAATCGTTAACTCATTATTAAAATCATGTGGATTTGGTAATAATCATGACTTCGCTTCTGCTGAAGATATGGGCAAACAACTTATCAATAAGAATTTAAAAATCACCGTAAAGCATGAAGAATATGAAAAGGTTGTTGATGGCCAAAAGCAAAAACGTACTGCTGCAAAAGCAAAATACTATGATTTATCAGACGTAAATCCAGTGACATCAGTTAATACAGTTGTTATCGGTGATGATTCGCTCCCGTTCTAA